TGGAGCAGTTATCCAACTTGCAAATCCACCACCCAAGAAAGCACCAACACCACCACCTATCCACGCTCCGAGACCAGCACCGATTGCTTTGAATAATGCTCTCTTTGGGTTTTCTTTGAATACAAAAACGTTCAGAGCAAAATCAATCAGAGCACCAATGAATGGAATCCTTAAGACAAATTTCTTGAGGAACATTCCTATTCCTTTACGACCTGCCTTGGTTCCAAATATTTTTGACAGAAACCCTTGCATTGGGTTCTTACCAGAGAACATCTTCTTGAGTTTACTCTGAAGTTTGAAGAGTTTCTTCTGCGCTTGACTTCCCTTCCCACCAAATGCAGTTCCCGTCTCCATCTGTGATCCGAGTCTTGCACGGGCACTAGGTCTCTTGGGTTGTGTAACACCCTTAGGTGTCTGCCCTGGTTTAGTTGCCCTATTACTATTGGTTCTAGCAGTTTGTCCAGGGGATACTTGATTACCTGCTGCGTTTGACCTGGGAGGTGATGATGCTGGTCTTGGTGATACTTTCGGTGTCTGGGGTGTTACTCCAGGTTTTGCNCCTCCACCAAATATTTTTTTACCAAATAGTTTTGCACCACCGCCAGCAGCAACCGCACCAAGACCAAATAATTTAAGACCACCACCAACAGCAAGACCACCAGCAGTTACAAGACCACCACTGATGGCAGCAATAGCGCCGGTAGCAACACTAGCGAGAGCACCACCGCCAATACCTAGAAGAGGACCAACAAGAGGAAGTGCGCCTAGTATACCAAGCAATCCAAACTTATTAACTCTTCCCTTTGATACCTCGTTATTTAATTTATCAAGTTCTTTCTTTTTGGGAAGACCAGATTTCTGTTTAGCAGTACCTTCTAACCATCTTCTAAACTTTTCAAGCTCCCCCTTACGATCCAGATCAGTGTTATCTACTGCCCTAAGTCTTGGACTAGGTTTAAATTTTTCTATTTTCGGTTTCTGTTGAAAAAGTTTTACTTTAGTCATTATCCGACTTGAGCTCCAAGTTGTGCCCCAAAGATATCATATTGATCAGGATTTCCAGATGGGAAGAAACTATAATCAGAACCTTCGGTTCCTGGACCATTTCCTGTCATCAGAGGTTGTGGTCTACGTGGTGGTGCTTGTGCGATCTGTTGTGCTCCTGGAACAGAAATGAAGGATACATTCGGTCCTTTTTTAGGAGGTTTTAATTTATCTACTTTTTTAAAGTATGCATCCCATTCTGCTTGTGGTGCTCCCTCTTTTGGAATTTCATTCGTAGGAATAGTATATTGCTGTTGTTGTGTAGTAGATGGTTCTTTGAATTTTGCTGTTGGTGTTAGCATGTTAGCATTACCAGCAGTGTTAAATTGATGTCCGCCTAATCTAGTAGGATTAACATCTTGAGATCCATCATACTTTGCAGAATGAGTTCTAAATCCAGTAGATGCCATAATATTATTGATCTGATCAGCAGACATTCCAGATGCTTCTAGATTGCCACGTAATGATGCCTGATTGCGTGCTATCTCTAGAGATTTCTTTGCTCTTACTCTTTCTTCTTCTGTTAGTTCTTTCTTAAGTTTTCCTTCTCTAAACGGTTGATACTGATTAGTTCCTTCAATAACATCTTTAATACTACCACTCTCTGCCATGAATTGACCAGCACCAACTTCCCCACTTTGAATAAGAGCTGCTCTATTAAGAACAGACCTTCCAACTGCTGCCATTCCAAGTTCACCCTCACCGCCTGCTTCAGCATTCATTAAACGCATTAAGTATTCTTCTTCATCACCAGAAATAGTTGGGTCAGTCACACCACCACCAGTAGAACTACTGCTACTTGGTTTCATTCCTGGGAAGAAAGTGCTAAGACCTCCGCCAGATCCTAATTCTCTACTCTTTCCAAAGAGTGATCCCATTCCTAGGGTATCAGTTATTGCATTTGCCGTGTCTGTAAGACCAAGACCGTCAAGTAGATTATTAAATAGATCACCCATAACACCTGTAGTATTCTCCAATCCACCTTTGAGCATATTACCCACGTCACCCATCACAGAGTCCAGGGTTTTACCTGCTAAGGGATTGAGACCTTCGGGAAATTGTTCCGTATATGCAGGTACATCTTTGAACATTCCCATGTTTATTTTGGGAAGTGGTATTCCAGTTTTATCTGCAATTGCTTGGACTGCATCATTATAAGTTCTGAGAAGACCCTTGAACTTATTATTATACATGTCTGCAACAAAGTTATAGATGGATTTAATCTTCTGCTCTATTCCATCTAGAAAACCTTTGATGTTTTCAAATATAGCATCTGCCCCTTTCTTAAAACTCTCAAATACTTCTTTTATCTTGGGACCAAATATTGCTGCAACACCGGCTACAACTGCTGCAACCAGTCCAACCATACCTAGTTTTCCAAGGAGACCACCCGCACCACCAGATGCATTAAGTCCTCCTAATTGTTTTACAATATTTCTAACTGTTGCACCTAAACTTTTTGCAGCAATAAATGTTTCTACTAAAATTTCTTTAAGTGCATTAACTGCACCACGCACTGCCTTTACAGTTCTTTTATTACCAAAGAAGTTTGTGAAGTCAGCACTAGTTGCTTTACCAAAACGACTCTTCGTCTTTTTATCAGGTTCAACTTTACTTTCTTTCAGAGGAGAAGGCGCAATCATTCCTCGCTTACGTGCAAAAACTGCATCAGCGTTTCCAGGTCGGAGGAATCTTCTTGCTTTTGCTCCAGAACTTAACATTTACATTCCTTGTTGTTGAATTCTTGAATTCTCTTCTTCAACATATTGATTTAACATCGCAAGATATATATCTCTCTCCCATGGCATCATATTTTCAATCTCTGTTAAACTATATTTATGATGCTGCATGAGAGAAAAATTGACCTTGTAATATGATTCAAGATCAATATGTGCCATAATTAACCGAAAAAACTTTGTAACCCTTCTAATACGATTTCACTTTCGACCTTTGTTTTTGGGTTAGTAACCTTAATAGTATGTGAAAGTTTTGGCATAGTAGTAAAGAACTTTTCAATTTCTTTGAATTGAGAAGAGTTCAAACCATCCATCCATGTCATTAATTCTTTCTTTGTAACATCAGAGGTAGACCATGCGTCATCTGCATTGAAGATCACATCAATACATGAACCAATAATTTCAAATGATTTATCTAAGTCTTCATCATTTTCATCAAAACTAAAGTTACTAGAAACAAACTGTTCTAGTGATGGATACTTCATACGGAGCGTCAGACTACCATCCAAGTCAATATCTGGTGTATGATCCTTATCTTTGACAACTTCAATCTCATCAATATAAACTTTGATAGGAACTGTTGTCTCGCCATCATCAGGGCAGGTGACAATCAAATCAACTGCTTCACCTACAGACTTACCTCGGATATTCAAGAACAGATATTCGATATCGAAGGTGGGAAGATTCTCGACCTTGACACCTCTGGTCTGAATACAATCCTTTAATGTATTTTTAACTGCAGTTGCAATCTGCTTTTCATCTTCGCTTTCTAAAGCAAGAATGAGAATCTTTTCTTCTCTAACTAGGAATGGACGATACTTAATCTTCTTTCCTGTTGACGGTAATTCCAACTCATAAGTCGGGGTAGAAATCTTTGGTAAAGGCATAATGTTATATTACGATAAAATTATTTAGTGGGGGTAGTTCAATCGTTTCTAGGGATCTGTTTTGAAACAGTGTACCTAGCATAGTTGAAGTTTACCGTGACCTGTGTTATTGAACTTCCATCATATGAGAATGGAATAGCAGCAATATTCATCGGGAAACAATCAATAAAATCGTATACTAAGATGGGTTGTTCTTGAAGTTTCTTTTCGAGTTGGTCTGGTTCGATTACCTCATTTGGATTCCTCCAGAATCCTCTTTCAAATTTGACGATAGAAACTTTGGTCTTATACTCATTAGGGTATCTCATCCTAAAGAAACTACTACTCTCATCGAATCCTGCTTGCCCTTCTTCATCACCATCATATGTTGTGCTACCTCTGCTGAGTGGATCAATCCAGTTCAACCATTCTTCAAAGATACGAATAGTGTTATATTCCTTATCAACATAAAAAGTCAAATCGAAGTCAGCATAGATTCTACGCATTGGGAACCTTTCAAGAACTCCCTGACGACTACCAGATTCCTCTGCCATATCAAAAGATGATCCTGGTAAGGATGCATCAGAACATAGGAAGTCATATGTCTCTTCTGTAGATTTAGATTGCCTAAACAATCCACATCTAGTGAGATATCTATTTAAAGGAGCAACACCACTCTGCCGAATAGTAGAACGTCCAAGATTCAATGACACCATAAATTGAGACGTTTGAGACAAACCACCAAAGGTTTCTTGGACATCATTTATCTTCTTGTATAGAATCTCAGGCGAATATGTTGCCATCTAAATACTTTGAACTACTTATATACTATATATGCCGTATAGTGGAAGGTATCTTCCATCAAATCCAAAGAAGTATGATGGAAATACTAAGAATATAATCTACCGCTCCTTATGGGAGAGGAAATTTATGAACTACTGTGACTTAAATGAGTCAGTGAAAGAATGGCAATCGGAAGAGTTTTGGATACCATATGTCTCACCTGTAGATAAAAGAGTTCATAGATATTTCCCTGACTTCTTTATTAAGTATACAGATAAGACAGGCAAATTAAGAACAATGGTTGTTGAAATCAAACCCAAAAAGCAAGTAGCACAACCAAATATGAATCCAAAAAGGAAGACTAAAGCATGGCAGAACTCCATAGTAACTTGGGCAGTCAATCAAGCAAAATGGAAAGCAGCACGAGAGTTCTGTGCTGACCGTAAGTTTGAATTTAAAATTATGACTGAAGACGATCTGGGAATCAAGTAATGGTAAGAAGACGTGCTAAACGAAGACGGGCAGGTGGACCTTCATATGAGGAAGTTAAAGCACAAATAAATGCAAAAGAAGAAGCATCTAAAACTATTGGTAGGAGAATTATGGACCGGGTAGGTTCTGGTAAAGACCCCAACTGGTATGCAAATGAACTGTTCACTGAACTCCAACGGTATAGTGGTGACACAGGACCAGGTTCTCTCTGTTTCTTTAGTTACAATGCAAAAAGTCCTGATAGATACCCTTTCTATGATAGAAGACCCCTTGCTTACATCATTGAAATCACCGGCACTAGAGTCCTTGGTGCCAATTTACATTACTTAAATCCTACACTCCGAGGACAACTTGCTGCTTCCTTGATAAATAAGAAACAAGTGGACTTTTCAGTAGGTTACTCCAAACTTATACACAGTTACATTCCTGGTAACATGGGCGATATGTATGCAATTCCAGTTGATGGAAATGAATATAATGATGTCGCAAAATTAGTGACTGAAAATTTTGTAGATAAAACAGGAATATTTGTGAGTCCAGAAACAGCGTGGGACAGTATTTAAATGCCAGCAGTTAACACAGATGCAAAAGTACCTACTCTTCTCAGAGGAACTAATCTAATCAATACCGGTGGTTCAAGTAGTAACAATCAGGTAATGAGAGTAAAGGTTAATGGTAAGTCTCATTTTGTTCAAATCCGTTTGAATAAAGATGGTGGGTATGCTGCTGTTGCAGTTCAAAGAAATGTGATCGAGACACAGGGTTCTCCCACACGAACCAATCCTTCAGGCGTATCAAAATCAAAGGTTGATCGTCCTTGGGTATTATTTACTGTGAATGCTGATGGAGAAAGAGAATATGGTGGAAAAGGTAGATCATATACTGTTACGGGAGAGGGACAACTTGGTAATCTGGCAGGAGATCTTCTTCCAAATCAAGGGAAACTGGAAACAACTACAGAAGCACAAGCATTAGCGCAAATCGGTACAGCAACTGTAAATGGTGAAATAGTTACACTAAATCAATTTCAAGATCTAGCATTCGTAAAAGCAAAAGTATTATCCAAATCAGCAGAAGATCCATACTTAAGTAGGCAGTCTTTTGAAAGTGGTATTATAGATGCATTTATACCTGCACAATCGGTCTCATCTATAGAATCAATAGAAGTTATACCACATAATGCAGAGGAGGATGCAGTAGTTGACGAAACTGTAGTGCAACCAGGTAATAATGACCCAAATGCATCAGAACCTGAAGCAACTGATACTGTTCAAGAATTTGCTACAGAAATTGGTGATAGAGCCCAAGGTTTCTTGGCAAGCATTGGTGAGTTCTTTGGTGATTTAGCAATAACCTCCGAGCAGATTGCACAGTTTGATCAAATGTTTGAGGGTGGTGGTGGAGATATAATTCAAAGTGCTAAGTATCCATTTGATGCAAATTACGGAAATATTCGCGGACAGGATTACGTTACCATTGACCAGTTCGTATATCAACCACCAAGAAGGGATCAAATATTTGGCAGTACAATAGGAAATTTCACTCAAGGTAATCAAAGACTAACACCATTGAAACACTTCTTGGCGCAAGTTAAATTACCTATGCCAAATGATATCCAAGACTCCAATCAAATTTCTTGGGGTAAAGATGCGATGAATAATCTTTCTGCAGCAATCACTTCTGGTGTTATGCAAAATCCAGCATTGGTTGGAGGTGTTGGATTACTTGGTAGTATGATCAATCCAGGTGTAGGACAGATGGGTGCTCTGCTTGCAGCTGGGATGGCACAATCTGGGGGTGTCGATGGTGCTACTGACGCCAAGAATAAAGCAATAGCAGCTGCAAAGCAACTATCGTCTACTCCGGGTGGTGCTACACTTATGAAATCAAATATAGGTTCTATGATCCTGGGTGCTATGGGTGTCAATGTTTCACCAGAGTCACTTCTTGCTAGAGGTTTCGGTGTTATTCCAAATAGTAATACAGAATTACTATTCAATAATGTATCACTGAGAACTTTTGAATTCAATTGGAGAATGAGTCCAAGAGATAAAAACGAAGCACGGGAAGTGAAGAAAATTATTCGTTTCTTCAAACAAGGAATGGCAGCAAAGACGATAACAAGCAAAGCAGGCGAAAGAAGTCTATACTTAGGATCACCAAATGTATTCAGACTTCAATATCGCACTGCTGGGGGACAGATTATAGAAGGTGTAAATAGAATTAAACCTGTTGCTGTTGTTGGTACATCAGTCAACTACACGCCAGATGGTCAATGGTCAGCATATGATGAAGGTCAACCAGTAAGTTGTACACTATCAGTCAATATGAGTGAACTAGAACCAGTATATGCATCTGATTATAGTGAAAATGATATACGTGCTGATAGACTATCCAAAGATGTAGATGATTTTGGACAATCCGATGGTGATCTTTATTCAATTAGACCATCGGAGGTAGGTTACTAATGTCTTATTTCAGAGAATTACCAGATATATCTGCTGTCTCCTTATTACCAGGGAGAAAGAGAAGTGATGAAAGAGTTCTAGTTAAGAACTTTTTCAAGAGAGCAAAACTTAGAACTGATATTGATTATGCGATTACTGCATTTGATATAAAAATGGTCAAAGAAGGAGACAGACCCGATACCATTGCTGCTTCAATATATGATGATCCAGAATTAGACTGGGTAATTTTAATCACTAATAACATTACTAATATAAGAAATCAATGGCCATTGAGTAACAATGATCTTCATGGATATATGTTGGACAAGTATGGTTCTGAAGCAGCACTTATAGAACCCCATCACTATGAGACGCCAGAAATTAGAGATCAATTTAACAGGACAGTTCTGAAAAAAGGAATCGAAGTTGATTCAGATTTTACATTTACATACGTAGGATTGAACAATAAAACTATAACCACAGATAAATCTACTTACGATGCCATACGAACAGAGAAAGATGAGGATGGTAACTTCGTTTATGATGAAGCATACAGAAATAGTTGGGTCTTGCTAAAAGTTAAGGCAGCAGGTCCAGTCAGTAACTACAAACATGAAACAAAAATAAATGATGGTAAGAGATTCATTCGTATTTTAAAACCAGAATTTGTTAGTGGTTTCGTTTCAGATATGAGAAACATTATGAAGTATGAAACTTCTTCTCAGTATATCAATAGAACAACCAAAGCAGCATACAACCCAAGAGAATCTGGGGTATAAAAAAACCCTCCTTTCGGAGGGCGTAAAGATCAGGAGTTGACCAGTTTAGCAAAGTAGTTGAGGGAGTCATCTTCCTCTTCTGTGTTGCTACTAGGTGTAATATCAGGATCATTAAATGACTTGCTGCGACCCTCACTCATGTCTTCATAGGAAGAACCAGCAGCACTGGGTTCAGAGTAATCGCCACGACGCTCACGTTCCCACTGTGCTTCTTGCTCTTGAGTCTCTTGATCTTGCATCTTAGGAGTACCCTTGAGTCCAAGAGCATACTGCAGACGCTTCTCAAGTGCAGCGTAGTCCTTGAAGTTCTTAGGATCAATGAACTCATTCAAATCATGGAGACTATTGTAGATCTTCTCCAGACGGTCATCATCATCGAATAGTGGACTAGTCTTGTCAAACTCAGACTTATCATAGTTCTGATAACCTTCGACCTTACGGATCTTCAGTTTGAAGTTAGCACCAGTCCAGAAGTCGAAAGGATTGATAGGTTCTTCGTCATCAAACTCAGGCTTCATTGCTTCCATGATCTTATCATGGATCTTCTTACCATACTTGTAGAGGAAGACTTTACCTTCGTTATCGGGGTTAGCAGGATCATTAACTACAAAGATGTTGCTGTAATATGACAATTTACGCTTCTGCTTACGTGCTTGCTCCTTACCAGAGTCAGTGCCGTTGTTCCAAAGAGTAGAGTTGTACTCAGAGATGGGGCACTTCTGTCCCAAAGTAGTTAGAGAATTCTCGATAAACCATCCACCTGGACCTTGGAATGCGTGAGTGTAGACTCGTGCCCAAGGTAGTTCATTACCTTCTGCTTCAGGAAGGAAACGAATGACAGCGTAACCATTACCAGTCTTATCAACTGATGGTTTCCAGATACGTTCGTCTGCACCGTTACCTTTTTCGTTGAGTTTCTCGACAGACTTAATCAGTTTGTCGGTAAGGGAACCAGTGCGTGATTGCTTTTTAAGATTTGCGAAAGACATAGGATTAATTGGATAGATTAGGATGAATTAGGATTCGTGGGATAACGACAAGTCTATTATAGGACATAAGTCCCTACTTGTCAAGTGTGTTTTCTAGGTTTTTGATTGTATTATCAAGTTGCTCAAAGAACTTATCCATGCCGTCTGCATCAGAGTAACCGAACATCTTTGCTGCTTCGACCACCTTCTCCTTAATTAATAAGGCATCAGGATCATCAGACAGCGAGACACGAAAGAAGAACAGTTTTTGTTTCTCAAGAAATGTCTTAAGTCGCCCCAAGTGTTCTCTTCTTTCTTCGACATTATACTCTGCGAGATGCATCAGATCAACAGTGAGTTCTTGCTGTAGTTGCTCAAGTTCCATGACTGTACCACGGACTTGATCTGAGTCAAAAAATCTCATACTACCTGCTCTTTAAGAATGGATTTATACCTTTCAACATCAATATTTAGGAAAGGTTTATATTTCTTTATCTTAAGACTTACGGTTGTCCACACTGGATCATCAAGTTTTTTGTCGAAGTTCTTCACGTAGTCTAGGATAATATCTAATATTACCATAGTCTCAATAGACAAAGCACCCTGTAGATATTTCTTCAATACTTCAGGGTGTGACTGTCCCTTGATAGAGAACAATTGTTGAAAGTTTTCTTTGCTTACAAAGACTTCTACTTCAGTTTTGAACATATAACCCATAGTCTGAGATCGTTTCATCCAAGACTTCAAGTTATCTTCGCCAGCAGATATAATTTCACCAATCCACAGTCGGTCAGGATCATCACATTCAACAAAGTTTGCTAGGAAATATTGTTTAATTTCATCATCTGTCTTCTTACGAGACATCCGTTCAAAGAAGTAACGGTCTTTACGATTATTATATGCTTGAACAGATGTTCTAGATTTACCAGAGTACTTAAAGTAACTATAACTCTGTTTTGTAAAATGATTCTTGAATGCTAGATATGTTTTGTATACATCAATCGGTGTCATCATTAACTTGCTCAAATTCTTCAATCATATAAACCGGTACAGAATGTTTACCATTGACTCTATACCAGTGTGTTCCTTCGCCTTCTCCAATATATTTTAAATCAGATTCAGGAATGTTGTGTTCTCGCATTGCTGCTTGAATTTTCAAATGAATTAGATCATCACGGGAAATCATAATGGAAGTTTTGCTCTCGTAGTCTTTTTCAGGAAGTTAAGTTGAGTAGCGTCATACTTAAGTTTTTCCTTCAGTGGTTTTGAAATCAGTTTACCGACAGATTCCATCTCGATCTTGTTCTCTTCACAGAAAGTAATAATAGCATCAATGTAATTAAACTTGTAAGTTTTGACTAGATTCTCGACTTCTTGTGCAAATTTTGCTGGACATATAAACTTCTCTTTGATCAGATCATCAACTTGATTCTCCATATTCTCCTGTTTTGAATTCGACGAACTTTTTGATGTACTCTGTGAGAAGTTTAATATAGTGACCCTTGTTTGTTTTTTCGTAGACAAAGCTTTCTCCATTTTCTGCAACCATAATAGTAATAAGTTTTTTGACTGGGATACCAGTCATTTCAAAATACATGCAAGCATAGGCAGTCTCTTGCACGAAATAATTTTCAATCCATTTCTCGGGTTTAATCTTGGCTGAGGTCTTAAAGTCGATGACTGCTAGTTCTCCGTCGTACTCTGCTATGCAGTCTACTCTCCCCGCAAGACCAAGATAGTCACTATACAGTGACTGTTCTATAACATGTATGTTATTTATACGGTCCAAATTCTCCTTCGCTGAGAGTAGAAGGAACTTTGTAGAGGGAAGCATATCAATGTCCTTGATAGGAACATTTTTAATATATTGTTCCACTGCATCATGGAACTTAGTCCCACGAAATGTAGACTCTCTAAGAATTTTATTTGCTTCGTCGTTACCGACTCGCTTTCGCCATTTAACAAAGACTTCACGGTTATAGAAACTCGTGACTGAGGTGATGGATGGATACATCTTTCCTGATGGAACTTCGTAAAAACGAGTCCCATCAATCATGGTTGCTGTTAAATCAGTCTCACCTTTCAAATTATCTAAATGGACAAACATTAAATACCGAGTGCAATTTTAGTCATGATGTAGTTACGAACAAATCCAGATCTAACAATATCATTAACGTCATACTCTACACAAGTAAAGTCGTCAGTCATTGCTTGGATGATCTTCATGAAATCGAGGATTCCATTACGCTCGTTGGTCTTCACAAGGTCAGACTGTGCTGCGTCTCCACAGAAAACAATCTTACAGTTTTCACCAACTCTTGTTATTATACTATCAAGTTCATGAAAATTCAAGTTCTGCATCTCGTCAACGATGATGATGCAGTTATCCATGGTGGTTCCACGAATGAATGATGTAGACCAGAAGCGAATAGTCTCCTGTGCTTTGAGTGCTCCGTAAAGCATCTCAAATTCATTCTCATCCTGCATCTCAAACATATACTTTACCATATTCTTATATGGAATTTGGTATAGTGCTGCCTTATCATCATGGTCTCCAGGGAGAAATCCAATCTCGCGAGTAGAAACAAGAGAACGAACCACATACACCTTTTCATAAGGTGTAAATTGATCTAATACGTCTTTAAGTGCAAGGTATAGTGCGACAAAAGTTTTACCTGTACCTGCTGCACCATAAGCAAACATATTTTTGCCTGCATTATATGCCTCAAAGAACTTTTCTTGGTTATCAGTTAATGGTTTGATATCAACCATTAAATCAGAATTGATTGGTTTCTTTCTCTTCAGTTGTCGTGAACTCATACTGCCGACTCCAACGCTGGAACCGCCTTTTCTTTTTTTAGCTGGCATACTTAGATCTTACTAATGTTAGCACCTGGGACCGTTTTGACCTTGGCTAGAACTTCGTTCCATCCAGGATTCTTCTTACGAAGTTTATCCTTCCATTCACCGACTTCACCTGAAGCAGGGCAGGTAGATGGATCACTCCAGTCTCTATGCCATTCAGGATTGTCTATACACCACTGAGACCATTCGGTGATACTCATTACGACTTCTTTTTGATCACCAGTCTCTTTATGGACTACTGGATATGTTGCCATGATTACAAAACTCAATGAATTATTTATTATACCCACTCAAGGGCTTCGGAAACAGTAGGGAACTGTTCCATGAATACTTTCTTCGCATCCTCTGCAACTTGCATATGCTCCTTCTGGGTGCCGTTAGCAGTCCTTAGAGTAATATAGTGGATCCAAGAGCGGCATGAACCAGTCATGTAGATTCTAGTAGGCGTACAGAGTGGAAGCACATTTCTTGCACATTCCTTTGCAACTCCAGATGCAAGCATTTGCTGATACAGTGCCATGGAAGAGTCAAACAGAGTCTGCATTTGCAGTTCCATATTCTGAGTTATAAAAGGATCAAGATCATCAATTGAGTTCTGACGATTCTTTGTATCCTGACGGCGAAGTTCAGGTAGAGGAATCTTATTACCAAGCAGAGATGAATCTGCATATCGTTGCGAAAACTCTTGATATGTAAAACTACGATGGCGGAGTATTTGAGCCGCAATAGCACGGGTAGTCGCAATCTCCAAGGTCATAGTAGATTGCTCAAACACAGACCAGTGGTTATGCTTGATACAGTAACGTAAAAGACCAGCGTACTTATCATTCTCCTGATTACTGGGGTTGGATACTCTAGCGATATACGCCATAGTTTTTTCTGCGTCAGGAGTAACGCTTACTAATTGTACTCTCATAGTTTAGTCGGGATAACCATCATCGTCTTCAAAAATCTCATCGTAGTCACCTACAAGTGTAGTATTTCTTTCATATGTATATGCTTGTACATCTGAGTGAACCTCAGACTCCAAAGCATCGACAAGAGATTTTAAATTACGTACAATGAGTTTTAGTTTTTGTTTGTCCATAAACTCAATTACAGTATCCATACATTCTACACAAAAAAAGCGTGTCTGTCAAGACACGCTTCTCATATTAACTTAATAGTCTCCTACATATTCGTTTACATATTGACTGAGAATCATCGCACTCTATTAAACAATCAAAGTAGTCGTTTGTTAAATCTATTTCGTCATTGTATAGATTTAAATTGTGGCCAATATTCCTCCACTCAGCTAATTGGTTACTAGACATAACATTATGCATGATTTAATCCTTAAGAGTTTACATCATTAATATAGAAAAAGTTTTCAGATCATAGGAAATTTTTTAATTCTGTATTATTTAGGTTAGTTTGTGTTAGTTTACTAACAATTGTTAATTCGTTACTTAAAGACAAAAAAAGAGAGGATAGTTAATCCTCTCTGCAATGTAAGTTAATGAATCACTTAGTATAAGTACGACCACGATAGCAGAATGTACCGTGCGACTCTTTGTTTTCTACACAACGTGTATTATACTCAACACCACGATATGAGGTGTGAAGAATTTGTGCGTTGTGAAGTGCAGATACTTTGTTGATCTGCTGCTTTACCATTTGAAGGGTGTTCATGTTGTTACTCCTAAAGTAGTTGGATTTTTAGGTCCGTTCCTTTAGTCGTTTGCGTCCCATGGATAGCATTCAGGTGTTGATTCCTTCATGACCTCAATCAACTCTACCTTAAAAGCATTTGAGATATTCTCATTTGCTTTCATCTTAAGCATGATTGTATCAGCTTGTTGACAGGTGAGTGATGAATAGAATAGTATTTCTAGCATAGGATGAACGGCTCCGTTCCGCGACTTACTTGCGTCTCCTAATTGAGTCCTAATTTAGTCCAAATTAGGAGATGAACGACAGGTCTATTATAGACCTCATACATTATTTAGTCAAGTAGTTCTGCATTATCGTTTTCCTTTATCAGGTTGGAGACTACTTTCTCCGTACCGTCTATAACCTTAATCTGATATAGGTTAGACTTCATGTACTTTTTAATTTTCTTGTACTTCTTTTTGACTTGTTCGATACCATCAAAATTGATATCGACATTTAGACTCTTGTCATTCATTTCTTTTTCTTGGGTTCACTGCCAGGAGCATTCCACAGTTTAGGATTAGCAGTACCGGCAGACTGATAGATGGTAATAAAACCAGTCTTATACTTGTCCCAATAATGATCAAAGATATCTACCTTCTTAGTAGATATTACTAGATCATACTTCTTAGCATCATCCTTATAGTATTCTACAACAAAGCAAGTATTAGGGAGTGATTTGTCATCTGCTAATTTAATATCACAATCCTCTTGTAGGATTCTTATTTTACTCAACTGCGACCTCCCCATGTAATGTCTGGATATGCTTCAGAAACAAGTTCTTTAGTAATCTTATACTTGTCTTCTAGATTCTTATCCTTTACAAGGCACAAGATCTCTGCGTCAAGTGGATGCAGACCTTCAAGCATCTGAATGAACATAGTCTCTCTGCGAAGACCCTTAAGTTGGTCGTTACCACCTTTACAGAAATTATAGAACCTGGTAAATTCCTTTCGGATAGTGGTTCTACCTTTCTTCATATCACCAAGTCCCAGAGAATCATCTTGATTGTATTCCATAGTACCAACTGCCTGAGAAATCTTGGTACTCAAAGTTCCTGTGGTAATTTGTTCATCTCTCATACTAGAGTAAGGAACTTCACCAGGAGGGAGAAGAGAAATCACACTCTCATCAAAGTTCCAAATGAATAGTGCCTTGAGAGAATCATGCTCATACTTTCTAAGGACTTCTATTCTCTTTGATTTTGTCTTCTGCTTATTTACCAGAGCAAAAACTTCAAAGGTAAAGGGATTAGGTGGCAGTTCCAGTGTTGCTGGAACTGCCTTCCGTATAGGAGTAGACGCTTTCTTAATCGTCGTCTTCCTCGTCGTGGTCTTGGGTTTCGTAGTCATTTTCAAATCTTACAGCTAAAATTTCATCTGGTAATATATTACCATATTCGTCCAACATTTCAGGATGAATGTAGGGGAGTGCCTGCCTTTGGAATAATTCTCTTGCAATAAGTCCAATCAAACCACCAATAAGCAGAAATTGAACTGAGACAAGGGAAAACAGAGTTATAGTTGCAGCAGTCATAAACTTTCTCCAAGAGATATTTTTCTAATAAGTAAAGATACCTCAAACTTAAAATGAATCTCTCTTCCAAAGAGGGAGACCATCTTGGCGAACTTTATATAGTTGCCTTTTTGAGGTTTAGGTCTATCCCCCAATAGTAATTCTACACCTTTATTTATTGATAAGTCAGAGAAGTTTTTCTTCCCTGAGGAACTTGATTGTTTCACTAGATCCTCCAATTTTCTTTTGGTCCGCTAGAATTTGGGGAAATGATGTACCATGTCCGAATTCATTAAAGAATTCATCGGGGGTGAAGTCTCTTCCAAGTTTATATTCTACAAACTTTTGTTCAGTTAGTGTGAGTACCTGAACGACCTTATCACAATATGGGCATCCTGGTTTTGAATATACAATAAAGTTCATTGTTGTACCCCCTTCCAATCATTTTCAAAGATTGCCATTCCCATATCGGTAAGGATATGATCATGCATCTGTTCAAATATAGAAGGTGGCATAGTTACTACACTAGCACCATTATACCATGAACGGACAGCACGTTGAACACTACGAATAGATGCAGAAAGTACCTGAGTAGGAGCACCCTGGATACGATACAGTTCAGAAATAGAACGTACAACTTCTAGACCTGCTACTGATTGGTCATCCAATCGTCCTACGAAAGGTGACACATAATATGCACCTGCTCGTGCTGCAAGGATTGCTTGAGCAGCAGAAAAGATAAGAGTAACGTTAACACGGATGTTATTGTATGATAACTCGCTACAAGCTTTAAGACCTTCACGAGTCATAGGAACCTTAACAGTGCAAGGAAACCCAAATGTTTCAAATAAACGACGACCTTCTGCAATCATCTCATCAGCATTACCCATCACTTCCATGCTGATATCTCGGATACCCATATCCTTGATCTCTTGATAAACATCATCAGGTTTACGACCACTCTTCATAATTAGAGTAGGGTTGGTGGTGATGCCATCAATCAAACCAGTATCATTATATTTACGAATCAGTTCTGTGTCTGCGGTATCCAGAAAAATCTTCATTTGAGTCTGTTTAAAAGTTCTCTCTCGTCATTATATAGAAACTTCATATCTTTGTCAAGAAAGTATTCAATTCCTATCACGACTTCTGGTAGCAACCATTCATGTACTGGTATACATGCTTCCCAATTCACAGGTTGAATACAATTCATAACCACCACTGACCAAAAAGCAGTAGTATAATTAATAATACTAGTCATATTATTCGACTTCCCCAATAATCCACGATCTCATACCAAATGGAGTGTCAGCAATCAAAGTTTTAGTATGATCTACAACCTCTTGCGGTACGACTAAACAGAATCCAATACCACAATTGAATACATTTCTCATCTCTTCCTCAGCAATGTCTCCTGCCTTCTGAATCTTATTAAAGAGTTCTGGTCGTTCCCAAGCAGACCAATCAACATCAACTGTAAGACCTGCTGGAAGGCACCTAGGAAGGTTCTCAGTCAGTCCTCCTCCTGTAATGTGTGCCATGCCTAGAATAGGAACCTCATCCAACAGGTGCTGTATGAGACGGGCATAGATGGTGGTTGGCACCAACAGCTCTGGCATCTCCTTGTAGTAGATATAATTTCTCCACAGCATATCATTAATAAGAGTGTATCCATTACTATGAAGTCCACTGCTTTCAATACCAATGACTACATCACCAGGTCTGATGTTACTACCATCTACAATCTGATTCTTCTCTACAATACCAGTACAGAACCCAGCAAGATCATAATCATTTTGTCTGAAATGTTCTGCGGTTTCTCCACCCAGTAGTTCCATACCAGCCACCACACAACCAACATTAATCCCATACACAATATCACTGACATTAGCATCAAGTGATTTAGTAGAGATATAATCTAAAAAATATAATGGTTTAGCGCCAGAACATATAACGTCATTGACGCACATAGCAACAAGATCTTGCCCAATAGTGGTGTAATCATCAGCAATTCTACAGATATTCATTTTAGTACCAACACCATCAGCACCAGATATTAATACAGGTTTCTCATATCCTGATGGGATCTCCATCATTCCATTGAACCCACCAATCTTAGGTGCTAATACCTTTAGATACTCTACAAAGGAACGTCCTTTGATAATATCAACTCCAGAAGTTTTGTAGTCCATTAATGAATTTCTCCTTTTGCAATTTGTTCACGACGTTTTAGTTTCCATACTATGTAATCCATCGTGGGGATACACATAGGATTCCAACCAACAAAGGTTGTTGACTCTCCACTGGGTATCTTCCAACACTCAGCATCATCATTGTCAAGGTCTAG